CTTTGCCTTCCTTCTTGACCCATTCTTGGTAGACCTTGTTGTCTACTTCCATAGTGGCTCGCCCGATTCCGTTCATGCTTTTACGGTCTCGGTTCTGACGAGCGATCTCTCTCTGTCGCTCAGTCGCACTTGCTAGTCGCTCTTTATGTGACCCGTTATATTTACGAGCCAGAGCCTCTTTCATTGCCTCGGTGTAGTCTGACATAATTTGTAAAGTGTTCCTCGGTTGAGGGAGCCACATAAGCGGCCCCCTCGGTCCCGAGGTGTGCGATTACTGGTGCGAGCCAGTAAAGGTTTATTTCAGCGTGTCGAGATCGACCAAGCTGAAGAAGTATCGGATTTTGCCTTGCGTAAAATCGGAGAGGTTGTCTCCGGTAGAAGTGAAGGCAATATCAAGGGTGTCCGTGCTAGGTCCAACATAGGCTTTACCTGTTCCGACTGCTGGAGCTCCAGAGCCCGGGGTAGGGGCTTTGTAGTCAACTTCAGTGGCAGCAACATCAATTTCGGTTGCTGTCATGAACAGGTCAGCATCTGATCCGTCACCAGCCGAGTAAGTCAAGCTGGATGATGCAGGACTATCGAAGTCCTGCTCAAGAATATGAGGCCCTCCTTTGACCCAGCTACCAACAGGAATGTTGATACCAGTAAGGATTTGCGTGGTGGCTGCTGCAGTAAGGTCTTCATAAGTGATGATCGCCTCGTGAGTAGCACCAAGTAGGGCCTGAGTTTCAGTGGGTAATACGTTAACTTGCATTATAATTCCTTTCTCAAATTAAGGGTTGAACTGTGCCAATCCGATTGGGTTACGGCACTGTAGTGCTGTGCGAGCTTCAATCATGAACCGCTCGCCGCCGCCCTGATCTTCAAAGCGTTCCACGGTTGGGTTCTTGTTCATTCGCATATCAATCTTGTCCATATCGAGCAGGTAACCTCTTCCAGCAGATTGACTTGTGCCAGCAGAATTGTAACCGATGAAGTTGTCAGCAATGACCTCAACTGTTCCGAAGTCTCCCTCGAAGATGGTGGTGCTGTTGCTGACTTTCTTGGCGTCTCCCGCAAAGTCAAAGTTGCGTGAGCTGTAGCCTGCGGTTGCGATTGTGCGAGTGAAGTCCGTGAAAGCTCTACGCAATGCGGCATCGCAAAACAACTTGTAGTCGCCCATCATGCCAGTGCTAGACCAAATGCTCTGTAGGACTGACTGTATGCTGGTCTCTGTAAGAGAGCCTGTGGCAGTTGTTATGTATTGACCTGCGGCAGGGCGGTAGTCAGCAGGAACCTGATGAGTTACCTGTGCTCCCATACACCGAGACCTCGCAAGAGATAAGGATTGGTTCCGTCATCAGCCTGATGCTCCTGATCGCTCAGGCAAGTTGATTCAATGTTACGCAGCAATTCAACGCCCACTTTGGCGATAGCTTCTGCGATCTCGTCTGATACACCTGCAACGTCCGAAACGTCTTGAGCAAGTCTCGAGACCTTAGCAGTTTTGCGGAAGGTCTGCAGGTAGGAGCTCAAGAGAGCCCTGTTTTCTGCAGGGTTTCCGTAGGTGCTAACGTCTGTTCCATCGACCACACCGCCCAATTGAGGAGCATCGTAGTTATCGACGGGCCACTCAATGTATGTGTTACGTGGAGTAGTCCCCTTGTTGCAGAGCGACATGAAGGGCGTTGCCTTCTCATCGACTCGTGTCAGCAAATCGAGCAAATCTTTAAATACCTGAGACTTTGCGGATTCAGCTCTTTTGACAGCATCAGAGACCGAGGCCTTCTGTGCTGCTGGTGCGCCGGGTTGTGGTGTAGGATCAGGAGTCTTAGCTTTTGCAGGCTGCTTTTTCTGTGCCTGCTCCTGCTCTATGTAGAAACCAACCAGTGCTCTCGCTAGATACAGGTCTACGTCTGGTAGATTCTGTATGCCCGGGTTAGCTTCCTTAACCTGTTCAACCCACGCCCGTGCAGGGCTTTTCTCCTCTCTCAACCACGGATACTTCTGTGCAGCAAATTCAAAGCTTTGAGCGTTCTGTATGATCTGTTTTCGCCGTTTCGGGATGTCTGACTCCCTACTCCACTCGGCATTAAGCGCGAGGTCCTCGAGCCACGCCTCAGGGTCTTCTGGGACACTCTGTATGCGGTTCTCAATCTCTCGCTCGACTTGATCTGGATCTCGCCTGTATCTGGCGAGTGCTCGTTTAGCCCAACGCTCTGCGGCCAGTGCCTCGTCCTCAAGTTTCTCAAGGTCTGACTCTGACTGAGCATTCAGGACTAGCTCCGATATGTTGCTATCGCTGTCCGTTTGCTGAGTTTTCTTTGTTTCCAGCTTCAGCTTGCTCGTAGTTTCCTCGAGCTCTTGCATCCGCTCTTCCAGCTCCTTCTTTTGGGCTGTCAAACGGTTTATGCGTTTCTGGTATCCAATGTGCTCAGGAGGCTCCGTATCGTCCTGTGTCTGCTCTGGCTCAGGCTGCTGCTCTGGCTCAGGTTCAGGCTCAGGAACGGGTGGTTCCTCATTTACAGGTGCAGTCTCCGTCTGGGGACTCAAGCTGTCCTTGAGTGCATCACGCAGTGCTTCCATCCCGCCAACTTCTATTGCTTCCTCCGAGGGCTGGCTGGCCTCGGCTGTAGTTTCGGATTTAGACATGCTGTTTTTGACGGCTGCAAGTGGCCGTAATCAGGGCTGTAGTAATCCCGCCCAGTAGGATTTCATTAAAGTTAGACTCGCCTAACATTCTCTGTCAACCCTAACAAACAAATAAGCCTAGGCCACAAAAAGTGACAGCGGCTTATTTTGTGGACCCCTTAGGTATCTGAGGGGGCTACACGAATTGTATTGACAGTTAAGCAGTCTCCTTAGCTGTTAAGCGGAGGTATGAGAGGTATCTATTTTGAGTTTCCAGCAGAAATAATCTGCTTAGAGTATGTCGATTTTACCCAGCAAACCTGAAAAACATACCTCTCATACCTCCGGTTCTGAAAATAATTGAAAATAGTTGTTGCAATGATACGCAGCGTAGCGTATAAGTATAAGTGTCAGGCGGGAGTCAACCCTCTAATTGAAGAATAAGAACAGAAAGATTAAAATGAAAAACACAGAAGGAAGAAACGAGCAAGCTAGGCTGATCCGGCTCCACCGGAAAAACGGAGCCAAAGTCATACAGTTATGGGCAGGTGATTACCTGCCAGACGGATTCAGATACCTGTGCGGCAGGACATATACAAATGCGCCAAAAAAATCATACGCTAATTTTTTAGCATAACCGAAAACAAGGGGGCTTCGGCCCCCCAACCTTAAAAACAAAATAACTATGAAAAATAAGAAAAATAAACCACTGAAATTCAAGCAGGTAAGAATCAATTACGGCGACTACACAAAGCTCGTCCTAGTAGTAGACAAGGAGGCGAAATGAGGATTCTTAAGATTCGACCTGTTAAGCAGGTCGCAGGAGACTACAACTCCTTCTGCGGCCCTTCAGCAATATCTGCCGTCACGGGCATGTCAGGAGGAGAGGCTGCGAGGATTATTCGGCATCTGACTGGGTCAAGGTGCGTCAAGGGTGTCTACGTGTCAGACATGCGGATGGCCCTTGAATACTGCGGCATCTTTGCCGCCCCAACGAGGCTTCCTAAAGAGAAACCCACGCTGACGCAGTGGCTGAAGTTTAGCCGTCCTTACCGAGACTCAAAGCGGGTCTGGCTCGTTGTGGCAGGCAATCACTATCAAGTGATTCAGGGCCGCAGGTATGTGTGTGGCCTTACAAGGGAAATAGTGTCAATCAGGGATCCGAAGGTCAAGCGCAGGGCGAGGGTCTCAAGCGTGTACGAGCTCAGGACGTTCGATGATAAAGGCGTCAGGACTCCGTGGTTCGCCAAGAAGCCTCCTACAAGGGATACATTCAGGCAAGCTAGGGTCGCCTGCGCTAAGAAGTTCTCGGAGCTCGAGAAGCTGGGCGTCAAGCTTGTCAAATGGGATAAATCGCTCGCGTGGCCGCAGCCCGGTTACCTCGAAGTGGATACCACCGGGGATGTTTCCGAGGTATGGGGCTGTGTCGCAGACTACATTGATGATGGAATGGTGGAGGGATTCTGGAACTGGGACGAAGCAAATCGAGAAGTTGACTGCTTCTTGAGTCACGTGAAAGAAAAGATTAAATAATACTTGCACTATACTCAAAGTAGAGTATTCTACTTGTGTCAGGGGGGAATAAACTCCCCTGACTGAAGAATAGAAAGAAAAATAAAATGCATAAATTCGAAAAAGCTGGATTTGTAGGACCATTTAAATTGGAAGCAATTGTGTCCTTACCCTCCCCCTCAATTGGCGAGGCTAATCCCGGGGCGTTCCAGTCTGAGTTGAAAAGTTCATTTGAGGTTGCGGGTAAATTTGGGGTGGGACTGGGGTCTTGCGATGTGTGCGGTCAGTCACTGGCCCACAACGCAATCGTAAGTTGCGATGGAGGAAGTTTCACGGTTGGTCTGGACTGCGCTCAACACATTGGAGATCCTTGTTTGGCTGATGTCGCAAAAGTTGAGCAAGCAAACATTGTCCGCGAGCAAGGCCGAATTCGCCGCGAAGCCAAGCGGGAGGCAAAGCGTCAAGTGTGGCTCAATTCAAAAACTTCGACCGGTGAAACTAACCAAGAAAAACTTGACCGGGAAGCAGCCGAGCGACGAGCAAAGCGTGAGGCAATCGAAAAACGAGAAGAGGCAAGAAAAGAAATTCTTGAGCCCATCGCAAAAGTTCTTGAAGACGGTAAAAACGGTTTTAGGGATTCAGTGGCAAAGGGGCTTCGCAGAGGAGTTGCCCCATCGGGCAATGGGTTGTTCATTGCGTGTGAGATTTTCGGGAAAGCTTCTGGTCGCCGTGGCAGCGCCAAATTCAACGAGGCATTTGCGTTGGCAGAAAACATTTTTGCAGAAGCAAAAAACATCTAACCCCAACTGGGGGGCTTCGGCCCCCTTACATTATACTATTATGTTTTACGCTAACAATTGGCACTACAGAGAGCTGGCAGACTTCTACCCGCAGGGCTGGCTTGATGACTGCGTTGAGAAGAGGGATATACCTAAAGTAATCTATCCCGAATCTAACGAAACAGTATCTGATTTTATAGAGCAATATCTGGATACTCCTCCAGATATTAAGGTCAACGATCTCAGTGGATGGAATGACGATATGGTTAAATTGGCTTTATGCGCTCGCAGAATGTTTAGAAAGAAGAAAATCTGGTGATTAAATATATTCTAATACTAACCGCCTCTCTCCAGCTTAATGCTGGGGTAGTAGCTCTCACACTTCTCGCAGAGGCTCGTGGAGAGGGTAGGGACGGCTTAGGGGCTGTCGCCGCCGTAATCTCCCAGAGAGCCATCAATCGAGGTCTGGCGGCTCGTGAGGTGTGTTTACAGCCCTATCAGTTCTCTTGCTGGAATGGTAAGACTGAGCAAGACCTGCAGGACCTATACAGGTCTCCTATGGCGGCCTTCGCACTTTACCTTGAAGAAAACATTGACCGCATTGACAGGTCTAAGATTAACTACGCAGACCACTACTACGCAGACTACATCAAGGCCCCATACTGGGCTAAGGGTCGCAAGCCTGTGGCACGAATTGGGAAACACATTTTTTACTCGTTATGGAAAAAGAAACAATAATAACCGAGGACAACCCTCGAGGACACATGTGCGCCTCCAAGATAGGGACGCACGAAGAATGGGGTAATGCCTTCGACGCCTTCTGGCGTAAGAGGGGAATGGAAACCAGCTACGATAGCCCTGCAGGGCTTAGAAAGATACAAGACGATGAATAAGACCGCGCAAGACATACTGAGAGTCGCAGAGGATCTGCTTAAGCTGCCTGAACAGGTAGCAGAACGAAACCGTGAGCATCACAAGCTCAAGGCTGACATCGACAGCCTCAAAATCGATGCGGCCACTGCGGCCATAGACAAGAGGCTGACTCTGCCTCGTTACCATTACGAGCTCAATCCTCTGGACCCAGACGCAAGCTGGGATCGCATCATTCAAGAGGGTCAAGCTATACAGCACTCCTACTACACTCAGGGTGAAGAGAAGTGGCAGTCAGAGCTAGGAGATAGCCCCTCTGGCAGAGGCTGGTATGGCTCAGTGTCAATGCCTGTCATCACTATTGTTGCCACTGCTCCCGAGTATAATTTCAGGAGCACCAAAAGGCTACCGGGCAGGTTTCGGCTCTGGTCTCCTGCTCGATGGGGGAGCGCCCTGAGATTCCATTGCGACAACGGGCCTACCTTCCACGATAATTGGACAACGGATTCTGGTATTCCTTACGGCTTCAAGACTGATGCGCCTATTGGAATTTACGTGGAGCCCACTGTGGACGTTGACAGTAACTTTCGGGTGAGACCGTTTGAGCAGTCAATCGAGAACTGCTTGATCGTTGCTCAAAACGGGACGCTGCCGATCTACCTAGCGCAGAATCAGGACAGGTTCTGGATCCGCGATTGCAACATCATGAATCATCAAGGGGCTCAGGTTGGAATCAAGCACGGGCCTCCAGTGAAGACTGATGTCATCGATCAACCTGAGTGGGGTAACTGCTACCTTGCAGATCCTAGGTTTATCGACCTGCAGATGGAAGGCCCTCACAACGCTATGTCTCCTCAGGCGGCCATTTTCGCCTCAGGTAATAACATACACATAAGAGGGCTCAATATGTATGGCTACATGCAGGGAGTCTACCTGCACGGCGGGGCCAATCGTTATGTTCAGGGACAGATTCATACCAGCCACACGGCTGACGGCAGGAAGCCATTCCCGAGTCATCTTTGTCTGGGAGCCCTGATCAATCAGTTCAAGGAAGGCACAGAGCACGCAGAAATCTGGGGAGCTCCTGTCCACACTTACCCACGCTCTGCAACGGTAGCTACACATACTATGGGAACTCACAAAGCAGGGGAGGGATTGTATGGAGGGTAGCGTTAAGCAGCTCATTAAAATTGCACGTAGAGTGTTATGTTATGTGCCGAGGGCTTATGATAGTGACGGGCCGCACGGCGAGCTGGAGTCGGCCATCAAAGATGTGGAAAGTTTTCTTGATAACAAAATAAAACCGGAAGACTCAATTAAAAGTGCCTAAAAAAACATGCGGCCTGTGCGGTAAGCTCAGGCAAATCCGAAGCTTTCACAAGCGGACATTAAGCAAGGACGGGCTGCAGCCATACTGCAAGTCCTGTCGCAAAGAAGATAACTACGGTAAACATATTAAACACAAATGATAAAAACAGCCCCAAAAGGAGTCCTCAAATGGCATCCCGTCATAGAGACTAATCAGCAACGATCAGATGAAATGACGTTTGAATACTCCAATAGCAAAAAACGTAAACGAGGAAGCAATTACACAAAACGTAAACGAGGAAGCAATTACACAAGGCCTAAGCGCCGAAGCCGATAAACTTTCAACCCGCGAGTGCGGGACCTGAAAACCAAAAGTAGAAGATCCGTCAAATCTCTGAGATATGGGGGAGGGGCTGACGGTCCTCCCCACTCTTTCTTAAAACTATGAACGATAAAATAAAACACGAAGACCTCTTGATACTAGGCAAGGGATACGCATCTGCAAACTTCAGTCATCCTGACTGGCCAACTCAAGCTATAGTTATATTTCGGAGACTCGACACAAAAAGCAACCGCTCAAATTATGCGCTAGAATCGATGAACGGCCCGTGGACGGAAGACCGCGAAAAATACGCAAGCGATAAAAGCGATATGGCTGCAGTGTCTGTGGAGCTAATGGAGTACCTGAGCGTTGTTTATGAGCCAGCGAATTTAGAGAAGTTCTGGAAAGGCCGTGTATGGTATCGATAAAAACCATCGAGAAAGATTGGGACATTGGAGGCACTATACCGAGTGACGCAAACCCGAGTGAAGAGTTTGAGTTGTGGAAAGAGTTTGCGGAGTCTCACCCAAAGTGGTGGAACGGGACTGAGTTTACTCTGGAAGACTTCGAGAAATATATAAGTGAAGTGGTAGAGTTCGGAATTTATGACTACTGATAAACTAAAAGCAATCGGAGTTGATCTACTTGACTGTGATGAAGACAGGGATCGTATAGCGTTCACCTACGATCTCGATGAAGTATCTACAATGTATGTCGTGTCCCTAATTTGCGACACGTTAAACCTGACCACGAAGGAGTTTGCCGAGAAGGTCAAGGTATCAAAGAGAACAGCAGAGGGCTGGCGCTCAGGCAAGTCATCCTCTGCTGTCTGCAAGTTGAAGATATACAAGTTTCTCAGATCTCTGGATCCGAGTCAGGAGACCTCTCCTTCAGCGCATCTGCATACAGGTTCTGCATAGCAAAATACATATCCTGCAGAGCAGATAATCTGCCTGCAAAGTAATGCCGCTCCTCGGAGCTCAGGCCGGGTCCAGACACGTTGCTGGATTCGGCCTTTATTAGTTCATTGAGTATCTCATCAAGTCCCTTTCTGACTGGGTGCTCTTCTGCCAGACTAAAAGCGTCCAGCATCCACTGTTCGTATCCTGAGAATCTGTATTCGTTAGGCATTCGGGTTAACTCCTATTCTACCAATCTGCGCGTTCTGTTGTTGTGTAATTGACATCTGCAGGTTCTGCGCGAAAGCCTGAACCAGTTGCGCGAACTGTTCGTCTTCCTGCATCTGCTGCTGATACTTCGGGTTGTTCTGGATTATCTGCTGCACAAACTGCATCTTGATTCCTGCCGAAGGATCGTTCTCGACGTAGTTAGGCTGATTGCCCAGTGACATCAAAGCCACTTGACTGTTCATCTCATCGAACATTTGCTGTGAAGCTTCAGCCTGTTCTATGACCAGCTCGTCTGCCAGTGTAGGATCGATGACCTGCAGCTTCTTCCTGATCAGCTTAGTCCTGTCAACGATACCCATCGTGTCTTCAGGAAGCACGAATTGGCTAATCGCCTGAAGCTTCTTCTCGACGAACTCATTGTCGAGCTCTCTGACATCGAAGTGTAGTGTGAAGTTATACTTCTTCGGGTCTCGAGGCAGCGGCATGTCAGTGCCTGTTACCATTGCAAAGCGTTCGTCCGTATCAAAGACCTGTGTCAGGTCCCAGATCCTGCCAATGACACTGCTCATGTGACGCAGCCAGCGATGCACGTAGGCCTGCTGTCTGAGCTGAGTCTCTACTGGAGGTATCCCTGCGTTAGGTCTGCCGAAGTAGCGGTCAGTCCGTAGCTGGATATGATCCATAAGAGTGAACGCAAGTTCGGCTCCTCGTCTGGGTGACTCCATCCAGCCAATGTCGCCGGGTCTCTGCTCAGAAACCTGAACGCCGGGGCCAACCTTAATTCTCTGGCCATACCTGAGAGGCACCTTAAGCGGAGGCAGTGTATCAAAGGATGACCTGTCAAAGACCATATCCGATTGGGCCTTGTATTCTGCCTGCCACGTTTTAACAATCTCGGAAACTCCGCGAGATTCAATGGGGCTCCGTCTTACTTTCTCTCGAGTGAATGTCTCGAACGGGTAAGTGTCTCCTGCCTCTGTGACCAGCTTGTGTTCTGCGTAGATCTCGTTGCCTCTGGGATCTTTCTCTAGGTAAGGCGAGAATACAGTCATGTATATGCCCGGGTTGCCGCTGTCAGTTACCCTGCGACTGTAGGCGTGTATGACTTCTATCAGGTTGGTTTTCTCTTCGATTCTCTCAGAACTCCCCAAGACTGGACTAAGTCCCTGATCCCATACTTGAGAGCTGTGGCCAGCGGTTTTCTTAACCTCGTCTACCCAGTCCTTGTCCCACTCTCCATTGGTAGCTTTCTCTTCCAACTCTGCGACTGTGTAATACTCCCTGCGGAAGATTGCTCTGGCTCTCTGCAGATCGTTTGTTTCAGGTGGGAACAAGATCTCGTGGTAAGGTCTGAGCGCCACAATCTTTGCCTGATTGCGTGCCATATCTGGTAGCTCAAACGTAGTCTCACCATTCTTGACTATCTCCCTGATATGTTTGAGTGCTTTAGTTCTGGTTAGTCCGTCATTGCTGGCTACAAGAAGGTCAGCAATGTATTCTTCTTCATCCTCAAGCGCAGCGGTTAGAGCATCGAGCTGTTGGGGGGC